CGCTCCGTCAAAAGGTTCTTCGCGGGGATATGGAAGGTGCGGCAGACGAATTCTTGAAGTACAACAAGGCTGGTGGCAAAATCTTAAAAGGACTTGTGACTAGGCGCAATGATGAGCGTGTGCTTTTCCTGTCATAGGGTTGCCGCCATCAGCGAGTAATGGGACAATAGGGCATATATAAAGGGCAACTATGGCAACGACACCATCATGGGTGATGACCTACGACTCACTGACAAGCACGGTGCTTCAGTACCTTGAGCGTCAGGACGCCGCAGTTGTCGCCGCTATCCCCACATTTATCACCCTGTGCGAGTTTGAAATTGCACAGGAAATCAAGACTTTGGGTCAACTTCAAGTAGCTACGTCTAATATGACCGCAAGTAATCCAGTGCTGGCTAAGCCTGCACGTTGGAGAAAAACCGTATCTATGACGGTAAACACTGGGTCAGCAACCCAGCCAGTCTTTTTGCGCAAGTTTGAGTATCTGATGAACTACTGGCCAAACTCGTCATTGACAGGTACGCCCTTGTATTACGCAGACACCGACTACCAGCACTGGTACTTTGCCCCTACGCCAGATGTGGCGTACAGCTTTGAAGTGCTTTACTACGAGCGTATATCACCCCTAAGCTCAACCAACCAGACCAACTGGCTTACCCAGTACGCTCCAAATGCGATGTTGTACGGGACCCTGTTGCAGGCGATGCCGTTTCTCAAGAACGATGCGCGTGCAATATTTCAGCAAAAATATACCGAAGCAATTACCGCACTGAAGACGGAAGACGTCGCTCGTGTTGGTGATCGTCAGGCAATAGCAGTGGACTCCTAATCATGGCAACATACGTAGATCCTTACACAGGCGTAACTATCAACCCTTCGCAAGTAGGGTATGAATCGCTAACCATCAGCGTAGACACCACTCTACAGTGGCCAATCAATGGTAATACTGCGGATGTGGTAGCCAACCAAATTGATGTTACTGCAACGGTTGGTAGTCTTAAACTGTATTTGCCCCCAGCAACGCAAGTATCAACGGGTACAAGCGTCATTATTCGTAATGCTGGAGCTAACACTTTTACGGTAGTTGACACAAGCGGTAACACAATTGTTGCAATTGCTTCTGGAATTATCCAGTACATCTACCTGACCAGTAACAGCACGCAAAACGGTACTTGGTCTACCCTGACGTTTGGTGCAGGCACATCATCGGCTAACGCTTCTGCTCTTGCGGGTTACGGTTTAACAGCGATTAATACTACGTTAAACCAAGCATACCCAATCACTAACGTTTATTCCAACTATACGTTTGTGTCTGCTGACAGATCTGGTTTCTTTGTGTGGCAGAGTGGTGCGGGTAACTTTACCCTTCCATCTGCGGCGACCATTGGAAACAATTGGTTTGTGATGATTCGTAACAATGGTACAGGTATTGTTACTGTGTATCCAAATGGTACGGACACCATTGACGGCAACTCACAAGCTCAACTTCAATTATCAGAGTCATTTGTTTTAGTCTCTAACGGATCAACAGGCTACAACTCTTATGGTTATGGTCAGTCAGCCACTTTTGTTTTTACCCAATTAAACAAAGCAGTAACTGGTGGAACAGTAACCCTAACAGTTGTTGAAGCCTCTAGTCTTATTCAAGAATACACAGGTGTTTTAACTTCGAACTGTATAGTTGTTTTGCCCTCTACGGTTCAGCTTTACTCGATACAAAACAAGACAACTGGCTCATTCACGCTGACCTTTAAAACTACATCCGTAGGAGCAACCACACTTGCAGTGGGTCAAGGTTTGGCAGTTATTGCGGTTTGTGATGGAAGTAACGTTTACAACTCCAACACATCTAATCTTTCGGGTAATACGTTAACGTTGTCAGCAGGTAGCGCCGCCGCACCATCTTTGAATTTTTTGGGTAGCCTTACAACGGGTATGTATCTACCAACATCTAATCAAATTGGATTGACGGTAAACGGAAGCAACGCGGTAACGGTTTCGGCTACTGGAATGTTAGTTCCTGTAGGCATTTCAGGCGGTACGTTCTAACATGACCGCAAAAGTAGTTGCTCTCCAGATTAAGCCGGGCATCCAGCGGGACGGCACCATCTTCAACGCCCCTTCGTATATGGATGGGCAATGGGTTCGTTTCCAAAACGGTTTGCCGCGCAAGATAGGCGGTTACAACGGTATCTTCTTAAATGCTACTGGCATCTCTCGCGGCATGACCATGAGTTCTATTGGCGGATTGAACTATGTCATCTCTGGATACCGATATGGACTAGAACAATGGGTAACCGATAACGATAATGGTATTGGATCAGGCCCGACACAGTTCACAATTTCAGGTGGTGTAGTTGGTATCACGCTTACTGCTGGCGGAACCCTTTATACAAATGGTACTTATACAGCGGTTGCTTTAACTGGCGGTACTGGTACGGGTGCTAAAGCAACTATTGTTATTGCTGGAAGTACTGTCACTAGCGTCACTATCACAACCGCAGGATCAGGTTATTTAGTTAACGATGTACTGAGTGCGGCTTCAGCTTCTATTGGCGGAACTGGATCTGGTCTTTCAATAACTATTACCTCAAACACGTACTTTTCCTCAAGTGCAAACAACTTGTGGCAGTTTGATATTGGTTATGACTCGTCGGGTGCTGGGGTAAACAATTTGATTGCACATCCCGCGCAAAATTTAAACGACATTGCCTCCACTACCAACACAAGGCCATTAGTAGGTCAATTTCCTAATACCACCGTAGCACCCGTTGGCGTCTTCACTGCCAACGGTATTACCACCAGTGGATCAGCTACCACAACATTTCCAGCTACTAACGTAGCAATGGGCGCTGGCGTAAGTGTGAGTGGAACTGGCATTCCAACAGGTACTACCATAGTTTCTGCTTCTACTGTTGCTACTGTGTGGACGGTTGTTTTGAGCGCTAACGCAACTGCATCTACACCAGCCGCCGCATTAGCCGCTGTAGCAGTCACTGGCGTTGCTGGTCAGTTCTCATGCACTGCTACTACAAATATTGCAGTTGGACAAACCGTTGTTGTTGCAGGAACTCTTACAGGTACTGCCACAGGCATTGCGGCAGGTACTTACTATGTAATTGTTACCAACACAACAAGCACGTTTACCTTGTCTGCGACTTTGGGTGGCGCGGCCATCACAACAACCGCAGGCACGACAACTGGTTTGACATTTAACGTCTACGCTACCTTGACCTTTGACGCCAATGTATCGGTGTCTGGTGGTGTTGTGATGCTCCACCCATACCTGTTTGTCTATGGCAACTATGGATTGATTAAAAACAGTTCAGCAGGAAACTTTAATGACTGGGTGTCTGCGGACTCAAACGAGACGTCTGTATCAACTGGTAAGGTGATTAAAGGGCTACCTCTACGTGGCGGTACAACGTCGCCTGCTGGTTTGTTTTGGACAACAGATTCCGTGGTGCGGGTCACCTACTCACCGTCTACTGTTGGTGGCGTAGATTACTTTTGGAGGTATGACTTAATTACCAGCCAAAGCTCAATCATGTCTAGCCAATGTGTAATTGAGTACGACGGCATTTTTTATTGGGCTGGTACTGACCGCTTCTTGATGTACAACGGCGTGGTCCAAGAACTTGCCAATACCCAAAACATGAATTGGTTCTTTGACAACTTAAACTACGTGCAACGCCAAAAAGTTTGGTGTACAAAAGTTCCGCGTTGGGGTGAGATATGGTGGTTCTATCCACGCGGAGATGCGACAGAGTGCAATGATGCCGTGATCTACAACGTAAGAGAAAAAGTTTGGTATGACGCGGGACAAGCCCCCGGGGCGTACCGCTCGGCAGGCGTGTTCTCCGAAGTGTTTCCATTTCCAATTTGGGCTGGCAACGAAGAAAACACAGTTGGCACATACACCTTGTGGCAACATGAAAAGGGCACAAACCAGATCTATTTGAACTTTGCTAACGCAATTGATTCGTATTTTGAGACGCCCCCTTTGGGTACGTATGCTGGTTTAGTGGGCTCGACACAGCAACCGGGCGACAACGTCTGGACGCGCTGTGAGCGTGTTGAGCCTGACTTTGTACAAGAAGAGCAGATGTACCTTATTGTTACAGGTAAAGGCTACGCCGACGACATTGACAATCCATCTGACCCTTACTACTTTGAAGTTGATACATTGAAGGTTGACATGCGTGAGCAACGTCGTGAGATGCGTTTACGTTTTGGATCAAACACCTACAACGGTAATTACTTTATGGGTAAAGTGCTGTTGAACCTTGATACAGGCGACGTTCGTGGAACAGGCAATCCATAATGGTTACCTACGATCCACGCGGCATGGAATGGCCACAGTATTGCAAGTTGATGGCGGAACTGTTTTCGTCAAACGACATTGGATACGTGGACGAAGATCACTGGAGGGATTGGGTAGACGGTATCAACGGTATTGGCTTTTTTGCACAGTCTGCTGTACCCGACCAAAGACTGTATGCAACATGGCAGGAATGGGCTGAGCAGATGGTCGGCACCATGAATTTACAAACATAGGAAGAATGCAATGAAAGCATCAGAAATCATTACGGCAGACGCAGTCAAAAGAAACATTGACCCAGAAAAAACATTGCTTTCTATCCGTGAAATGACTAAAAACAATTCTGGCGTTTTAATGCAAGAAAACAATTCTGTTCTCTTGGTGCGCAAGATTGACCCAACCTCAGCAGAAATTCATTTGTTTACAGAAGACACGCCTTTAACTTTGGCCAAGTCTGTAATTGGATTTGTTAGACGTGGAAAAGAATTAGGTATTCAGACCGTTTATGGAAAGGCAGATAACCAAGGTATTGTGGAACTGATGAAGCGCGTTGGATTAAACGTTGAGCCATCTGACTTACCGCAGTACAACTGGAAGGCAAATATATGAGAAACAGTCTTGCTTTATTAGGCATACCAGATCTCCCAATTAGGGCGTTTTGCCACATTGGTGATAGAAAGATTCAGCCACAAGGTGGTGGCGGTGGAATCATTAAAGAAATTATTAGCGCGCCAGCAAATTTAATTGAAAGCGCCTCAGATGCGGCGGCTGATCTTGATGACACGGTCAACGAGGTGGTGCCGGGCGGGTGGACAACCGTTATCTCTGTTGCTGTGCCTGCCGCCGCTCCCTATGTGCAAGCGGCAAACGTAATAGACAAAGGCGGTAATCTTGAGGATGCCGCTAAGGCTTATGTCATTGGCCAAATTGCTGGTGAAGTGGGTGGCAATGTGGGCGCTGAAACAGGTTCTGGTTTTGCAGGCAATGTGGCTGGAAGCACTACAAGTGGAGTTCTAAAAGGCAAGCCATTAGACCAAGCACTAACAAGCGGCGTAATCAGTGGCGGCCTTAGTTCAGGCGCAAAAGAAATATCTGATGCTGGACTTGCAGATTGGTCGCAAAAGAACGCAGAAGCTTCTTACGAAAATGCACCTAGCCCAACTGAGCAGGATGTGTTGGCGGCAGATCCATCCATCAAGATGGACTTCCCGTTGTCTACGCCTACAGGAGAAACTGGTTCAGGTTATTACGATGAAACCACGGGCGCGTTTGTGCCTAGTCAGACTGGTGTTGTACAAGCGCCCTTGGATAACACGTCTGGTTCTAATTTAGGTAGCGTAAAAGAGAATGCTGATCTAACTGGCTTATCCAATACGCAATCGCCTTTGGATACTGGGTCAGTGCTTCCGCCGCCTTCCGATGTACCGCCAGAGGCATACGATCCAATTAAAGAAAAAGACATCAAAGCTGGATTAACCCTTGTTGCTAATGATTTGTTGAATCAACCATCAAGCGGCACAAAAGCAACATCAAGTGCAGGTCAAGCACCTGCGCCAACTTCACTTAGCCAACAAATATACAAAGATCCAACGCTATCAAGTGAAGCACAGTACCTTGGATACAACGCAGGAAATCAAAACACAAGCAATCAGCCTATTGACCCGTATGAACTAAAACAACTCTATGACTCATTAGATCCTAGGTTGGCAGAACAGTTAAGACTGCGAGGAATAGCTCCAGAAGTTACCGCATCAAACACTGTTGATCCACTACTAACTACAACTAAGCTTGTGGCTAATGGTGGAACTATCAAATCTTATGCAGGCAACACTGATAGCTCTGTGACATCTGGTTTATATGACTCTTCAGTATTTAATCCAACAATCACAAAAACTAATCCAAACATGTTGCCTGCGGCACCGGTGGTAGCTATGACATCACGCCTTGGTGCTCTCAAACACCTTTATGCTGGATTAGGTAGCAGACAGCCTCATTTATCGGCTGGTGGCTTGCCAGCCAAGTACACCGATGCGGCACCCAAAGGTCACAACCCTGAGTTCGTAACAGGGTTGACTGGTTATTACGCCCAAGGTAAGGGTACAGGCCAATCAGATGACATTCCAGCGATGCTCCACGACGGTGACTATGTAGCTGACGCTGACCTAGTTGCGGCTCTTGGTGACGGTTCTAGCAAGGCTGGCGCTGAAGCCCTAGAGAAGTTCCGCCGCCAGATCCCTCATCAGCAATCAGCAAAAGGTGGAACAGTCGTTCCCGCCAAGATTGCTGACGGCGAATATGTATTTCCTGCAAGCTTTGTAACCGCTATCGGTAAGGGAGACAACAAAGCAGGCGCTAAATTGCTAGATGCGATGCGCGAAGAGATCAGAGCGCACAAAAGATCGGCTCCCACGAGTAAAATTCCACCAAAGGCAAAATCCCCTCTTGACTATCTCAAGATGGCGAAAGGTTAAACATGGCAAACCTACTAGAAAGTTCACAACAACAGCAAACGATTGCACCAGATTTTTATACCAATTATCTGAGCAACCTTGCTGGTAAAGGCACTACTGCGGCTACTGGCGCGCAGTATGTTGGTGCTCAGCCATTGCAAGAAAAAGCGTTTCAAGATGTTGGCAATTTACCCTCAACGTATCAGCCTACGCTACAAGCGGCTGGAAGCA